GTTTTCAGTCATGTAAGGGTTCTTATAAACACGGAAGCGTGAGTTAAGTTGACCTACTTTCTGAACACCCATAGCGAAGTCCATTTTGTCACCGTTTGTATCGGCAGCATATCCTGGGATAGACTCAAGGATAGTAGCTACAGAAGGAGAAACTACTAGGAAGTTTGCACCGCCACGTAAAGTCTTCTGGTGGATTTTGTTAGACACTTTCTGGATCTTAGTACCAAGAGTTTGGAACCACTGACCTTGAGTGTTGTAGAAATCAGATACGTTAGTAGTATCCCAAGCACCGTTTAACCATACTTTGTTGTTCTCAGCAGACCACTTCTCAGTAGTAACAGCATCTTGAATTAACATGTCAAGGATCTCAAGATCGATCTCCATAGAGATGTACTCAGAAAGTAAAGATGTTAACTCAGCCTCAGCGTCGATGCTGTGGTAAGCGTTAAGATCTTGTGCGAATTCTGGAGTCCATTGAGCCTTTAACTTACGAGTCTTAGCAACGATAGCCTCAGAAGCTAATTCTACGTTGATTTCTGGGATAGAGATAGCAGTAGCGTTTCTATCTTCGAAGTCACCACGGCTGTTGTCAGCTGGTTGCTTGTGGAAAGTAACTACAGCGTCAGTTAAGTTAGCAGCAGTTACAGCAGAAGCAGATACTACGAAAGTAACAGTGTCACCAGAAATAGTAGTTAATTCTGGGTGAGTAGTGATGTCCTCAGAACCAGAAGCTAGGCGGAAAGCACGAACGCCTTTAGCGTCGTAACCAGCACCACCAGCAGCGCTGAAGTCTACAGCGTAAGTCTTGAACTGAGCTGGATCGATACCGTCTTGGTAGTTGATAGAAGCTGAAGTAGCAGCTCCGGCAGTGATTGAACCAGTAGAGAAAGAGGCAGAGTTGATTGTGTAACCAAACTGACCAGCGCCGTAAAGACCGCCAGAAACTTCCTCGTCAACAGCCATCTTGCTGTTAGCAGTAGATACGTTACCGTACATGTTGTCAGCAGCAGTTCTACCGTTTACAGAGTTACCATACTTGAAGTCAAGATAGAAAACAAGACCAGAAGGAAGGTTCATTGGTTGAACAGAAACGAAGTCTTTAGCGGCGATTTGAGCGAATACTTTACGTACTAATGGTAAAGCAACACCAGCCCACTGCTCACCTTGACCAACGCTGAAAGAGGCGCCAGTACCAGTGTTAGATTGCTCGTTTACAAGCTGCTTAGCTTGGTTTTCAAGAATCATAGCCATGCTATTCTTCTCGATCTCGTTGTTTAGACCTTCAAGAAGACCAGAAGCAGTCCACTTTTCAGCTAAACGACCGGCATCAGCCTGAAGGTTCTTAAAACCTTGTGCTGATTCGTTTAAAAGATTTGAAATTTCCATGATATAAAATCAGATTAAAATTATTTGATAATTCCTGCAAGTTTTTGCATACGTCTTACAACTTCGTTAGCTTCAGTGATCACTTCTGGTTTATCAGATGTTCCTACAGCAGCTGAAGCAAAGCCCTTGGCTTCCTTAACTACCTCTTTCTTACCAGAAGGAACGTTTTCACTAACTGTTTCAAAGACAAGCTTAACTTCTTTTACTGTCTCAGCTTTATCGAAAGCAGCAATTACTGTAGCTTTCTGTGATTCAGTAAGGTTGTTAGCCTTGAATACCTTATTAACGTAAAGTAACTTAGCATTTAGTAAGTTTACTTCGTTAAGATCTTTGCGAAGAGTTTCGATAGTCTCTAAAGCTTCGTTTAGTTCTTCACTAACTTCCTCTTTAGGGCCGATGTCATGACCTGCGCCAGACTTCTTCATACCTGCAACAGCACCAGAAGCAGCTAAGTTTAGGAGGTCAGCAATAGATACTTCTTTACCATCTACAGTGATAATCTTGCTAAGGAGCTTCTTATCAGTTGCGATAGCTTTAAGCTTATCCATCATACCTTCTTCCATGTACTCTTCTTCTTCTAAGTTACCATGCGGTGCTGCAGAGTCAGCGTCAGCTTGGTTGATAGTTTCATCAACTTCTTCTTCAGCAACTACATCTTCACCTTCATTTGCCATAGCAGATAATTCAGCCATAAGTTCTTCGAGGTTGATTTCTTCCTCGCCAGCTTCAGCTTCTGGTTCGGTCATATCCATGCCTACCATATCTTCAGCTTCCTCATCACCTTCTTCACCTGCTGGCTCTTCGTCACCCATCTCCTGTGATAAGATATCACGGATTAGGTCTTTAAGGTCCTCGACAGTCATGTCTTCAACCTCTAGATCTTCTTCAGCTTCGTCCTCTGATTCTTCAGAGTCATCCTCAGCTTCTTCGTCGCCAGCTTCTTCAGCTTCTTCGTCTTCGTCTTCTGCTTCAGCAACTACTTCCTCATCTTTAGCTTCCTCGCCTTCTTCTACAGTTTCTTCAGTTACTTCCTCAACTGTCTCTTCAACTTCAGCTTCAGCAAGAACTGTCTCAGTTTCTGCTTCTTCTTCCATCTCAGCTAAACGTTGAGCTAAAAGCTCCTTTAACTGTGGAGTTAACGACTCTTCTAAAGCTAATTTAGCGTTTGCAATAGCAGCCTCACGAATAGATTTAGCATCAGCAATAGCTTGCTTGAATAAATCTTTGTTAGCCATAATGTTAACTTGTGATTTCTACGTTTAATGGTGACCGAGCGGTCAAACGTAATAAAATTTTTATAGTATAGATACC